TTCATTAACTTCTGTATAGTTAAGGAAAAGAAGATCGCCTTTCTGAATAGTGTTAGTGCTACTAGCATGATCTTTATTATATCTCATACGCACATTATTTTGAATACCTAATGGCGTGATAGCATTTTCATCAATATCAAATCCAGCAGAATATTGATCAGCAAAAATATCAGAGAATACTAGGTCTTTAAAGTTATCTGCAAAGAAACCGTTTTTAAATCTATTATTGCCATTTGCATCCAGCACTTCAAGTGAAGATGTTTCGAGTTCTAAAAGATTAAGAGTAACTGCTTCTTCTAAATTGTCAATCCGATTAACAATACCTCCGATATCTTCCATAGTATATCTGCGATTATCGCTAAGAGTTGTAGTCAGATCAGATACGTCATCGGTATAAGGGTTTAAAGTAAAGTTTGCGATTGTCATTGCATTGCCGGGAATTTCAGGTCTTACTGGATTTGTTTCAGGATTACCCTCAATGTAGACCAGATCACCTTCTGAATTTACAACCAGAACATCTTTTCTCGACTGGTAGTAATCAACATCTGCTGTAATAATGTCAGTGTTAGATGGAAGGGCATGTACGTAAGCTCCAGAACCAGTAAAGTCACCACTAGCATCTTTCTTGCTTCTGAAATCAAGAACATTTCTCAGTTCAACTTCTGCGCCATTACGCATTCTATGCTTTGGGTAATCTTCATAGTTGATGCTATTACCAGCATAGGAGTTTACAGAGAAGAAATCTCCTGTAGCGCCATGTTCAAAGTATTTGTAGTATACTCTAGTCGAAGCTGGGACTGATTGTCCACTTTTAAGAATCAATCTGCCTTTATCATAGAAGTTATCTCTTTGACCATTATCTGTGATGTATCTATTAAAGATACTCACGTTCGAAGCATCAACGACAGAATCGAAACTGTAAATATCATACTCTGATAAAGTAAAGAATCTAAGACCATCACCATCACTTTCAATCGCTGCAGCAAGGAAAGTTTCGTCGCCATCAGATTGTAAAGTTTTTGTTTTATGCCCAGCAGCCGAACCTCTGGCAATATATCCCAAGATTTCATGCTTCGTTGATGGAGCAAGACCAGTATAGGTTACTGTATTAGCAGTGGTGTTGATTGTGGGAGTTTTATTTAGAATTGTACCAGTAGGGTTTGATGCACTGTCAGTGGCAATAATCCAAGAAACTGCATTAGCGCCATCTTCTGTGTTTCCTAATTCATCACCTCTGTTAAGTACAATTTCGCCACCAGCAGTAGAAGTTAGACTAAATCTTTTCTGAACAGTAAGTCCACTAACATCTACACCATTACTCTGATTCGGTCTAACTCTTGGTAATGCAAAGAATACATTATTATTATTTGCTTCTTTGATTACTGCATTGTTATTCTCAAGAATCAGGTCCGCTCTATTCGCACTATTTTGACCGATACTCTTTACGTTTCTAAAGTTATTATCATCGGTCATGTTAACGTCGAATAAATGGTATCTATAGTTGGCGCCATCTTCAACAACCTGTCTAATTCTAGCAGTACCTAAAATGCTACCAGAACCACCAATAGTCAGACCAGAATCATCATATAAATTCCATGTCTCATAAGTACTGAGATTAGGAACACCTTTAATGTTATTTACATTAATAAAGTGTCCATAGTTAGCAGCAATATTCTCGTCGCTCAATGCGCCAGTAGTAGTCTGTGATCTGTTTACATCAATCAGAGTATTCTCTGGTTTAGAGACTCTATAACCATTTACATATGCAATGCCAGAGGAAACATCTAGTGTAAACTCATCTGCATCTTTTGGTTTAAACTTAGGTGTAAAACTCTTTACAGCATAGTTTCCAGATTCTTCAAAGGTGCGAGTTGCGAGTTCATCGCCAACGATATTATAGGTATTCTCGTCAATCTCTTGCTGTAATACACCATTAAGTAATCTATTTGTAATAATAAAGTTTGTGTCAGAGTCAATAATATCTTCGCTTTGAGCCGCTAAGGTAAGACGGATTCTGTATCTGTCAGCACCCGGTGCAGTTTCATTCGGAAGAACGTTCTGATTATCATACAAAGCATTGGTGTCATCTACAGTAACAATATCTTCTGTTATAAGAAATCCGATGTTCGTTGTAGGCGTGTTTGAATATTTTGAAATGATCTTGCTTTGTGCTTGAGTTTGCACAAACATACCACGAATAAAGTATGCGCCATCATTAACAGCAATTTTAAACCCTTTACCCGTCACAGGAAGGGGGTCAGTACCAGCATCATTAACAGTTACTGTTCCTGTGCCGCCAGAACCACTTTCGTTACCATTTGATAATACACCTGTACTAGAGAAAGCGATTGATGTCGAACCACCGCCAGTTGTTCCTCTGTCAATATAATCGACATAGACAGTTGCAGGATCAGAATCCACAGCAGCAATAAAGTCGATTACTCTTGCTCTAATTCCTGTGCCAGATTCAGTAAGAATATCGCCAGCATAAAGTGTTGGAGTGCCCTGAAGTCTTACATATTGAATCTGATCATCTACCTGCAAACCACCGGGAATTACAACAGAACCTTCTTTGAAAATATTTCTACCGAAGCGTTCCATCTGCTTCTGAATGATGGTCTGCAGCTGAGTTAGTTCTCTCGCCTGCAGCGCTCTACCAGAGTTAAATAGAATTCGCTGGTAGTTATCGCCCTCACTAAAATCGTCCTTATAAGTGGACGAAAAAGTATTTTCATTTTTTGATACTGGCATTTCTATCTAACCTTTATTAAAACTGAATGGTAATTTTAATGTCTTCTGTACCTGCTGTAGTTCTTTCAACAGCTGCTCTGCTCTCTACATATAACAATTCTCCAGAGTAAGGATCAACTTCACCGTCAGAATCAGAAACAAATGTGCCGAATACATCACTTGGTTCTGCAGAGTCTCTGATAGGATCACCGCCATCTAAGAATGCTAAGAATCCAAGATTATCATTTTGGTGATAGAGAATTGTAGCATCCGCATCAGTACCTGTTACTTTATCAACATAAGCTTTTGCTTTTAAAGAACCTTGAACCTGAGAAAGAGTATCGTCTACAGCGACACCTGTAAGACCTGTGCCACTACCAAGTGTAAGAATTCTCAGTGCGTTTCCTGTAGTTGCAGTGAAGTCAGAATCGGCAGAGGATCTGCTCGTAGGAATTTTAGGATTTCTAATAATACCTACTTGCCTGAAGTCTGCTCCTGTACCTGTCAGGAAGTCTCCAGAACCTGCAGCTCCTACAAGTTTAGAGTTAAACATAATAGATGTAGATTTCAGATCATCTCTAGGATCAGCGCCAATACCACCTTCAGAAATGATAGGCTTTACTACTAATCCTGTGCCACCGCCTCCACTAGAGGTTACAGAGGCATAATCGTAGTTTGCACCGAACGGGAATCCTCCAGCAGAGTCGTCAACATTTACTGCTACAACCTCCCCACCTACAACTGAAGCGACTGCTCTGGCGTTACTACCGTTACCAGAGACAGTAATCGTTGGGGCAGAGGTATAACCAGAACCATTGCTGGTTACACGATAACCCACAATCTGTCCGGGAGATGCAGCATCCTGAACATCTTTCTGAGACTGCTGAATATTGCTGAGTCCAGAGGTAATAGTAAGTTTTTCAACAGGAATAAAGTTCGATGTTGCAAAGGCATTCAATCTAATTGCAGACTGAGTGAACAGGAACTTCCAAACATATCCATCAGAGGTCTCTACTGGCGAGGTAGTTGTGCCTGTAGTATCTGGGTCGATTGTAGAAGCATGAACAGCGCCAAGAGCATTTCTACCCTGTCTTAAACAAATGTATACACGGTTGGACTGTGTGATTACGTAGTATTGTCCGTTCTGAGCAGAAGTTTGATTATCTCTATACGGCTGGTAGATCGTGTTAGAGGACCAGTTGTATCTCTTAGAAACATAACTTACAGAAGCAATTTTTTGAATAGATTGAAGATTATTTCTAAAATCTCTATGAGTAGTATTGATATCAGTAATAGATGTTGGAACTGTATCATTCTCATCCCATACATCTGACTTACCGATACCAAGGTAGTAGTTTACGTCCGAGTCTTCTAAGTCGGCGATTAACTTTTCTACTAAGAGTTGTTTAGTGTCTGTAGTTACTGTTGCTACCATTTTTTATCTCTTCTTATGTAATTACTACGTCTGTATCGGCAGAATCCTTATGCCCGATCAGATACCAGTTAGAACCTTCCCAGATTGCCTGAGCAGAACCATATTGACTTAGTGCGAAGTTTGTGCCATTTGCAAAGTTTGTTGGAGTGACTGTTGCTACACCAGTATTCTTATTCAAAAAGATTTTATATTGTCCAGTTGATGTACCATCACTAAGAGTTGCAGCAATTGTGCCAGTGCTATTAAACAAAATTAGAGTATCGGAATCATTTACAGTACCATTTCCGGTCATAATTTGAGTAGCATAGGAAGCATTAATACCGTCAGTGGCAATACTAATTCCACCAAGAGTCGAATATAACTCATTAAAGTTACTGTTGATCTTATCACCACCGGACCTTAGTGTGTCTCCAGTACCATCATTGGCATTTGTGCCGATATCTAAATTTTGTTTTGCCATTTTACCTACTTACACATAAGTTGTTTAGTTATATTTATTTATCTCTAGGATCTTAAATGATTAGTTGCCCCCGAAAGCTCCAGTAGTCGGAAGTTCAGTAAGTTGCGAAATTCTATTATTGGCATTTCTATATACTTCTATAGCAAAGTTAGCAGCATTACCTCCTGTTAAAGACCAGGAAGTAGTTGGATCTCCAGCATTACCGTCGCCGTCCGACAAGCTGACCAAATTGATCACGCTAAATTCCCATGGATGTTTCCTGCTTTCCTCGCCGCCGTCTGTGTCAAAGAGATGTTTATGGTCGCTGCCAACTTTATTGTTGCTGTTGTCGTTGCTCCCCCCGTTGGCGAATCCATCGTTCAAAGTATCAGCACCGTTTGCTACAATTTCAGCTCCAGTGAAAGCTGCAGAAACAACAAATTCTTGAGTTGTGGTAGCGGGGGTGTTGCCACCTTCTAAATACAAATCAGCTCTCAAATATTTACCAAATAATTTCATACCAAGTCTGATATCATCATTTGTATCTGCATCATCATTGTACAGTCTAAACGCTAGTTTAACGATATACACATCGTCATGGCTCGCAGTTCCAATTTGGAAAAGATCTCTAACTGGTGTACTGGTCGTACAGGTTAATCCTCCAGTATTCACTGGAACAGCGCCCCAGTTGTCACTGGTACCAAAGCCAAAATTGCCTTCGGTAACATTATTACCAACAATTTGAGTACTGGTAGACAAATTCGCATATGCTGCCAAAATTCTTTCATATCCACCAATGTTACCAGAGGTCACTGAAAGATCACCATTAACAGTAACACCAGTAGAGGTAGTTTCTAATCTTTTAACATTATCATAGTAAAGAGCAACAGAACTATCTTCTCCTGCAGTCATAATTTGTTCAGTGTCTGCAGCATTTCTCAAACTGTAACGATTAGACTTTAAAATTAATGATCCTGTGCCACCTTCACTAATATAACTATTCGAATTCGATCCATCGTGATAGATTTGCAGATCGTCGCCAGAACCTAATTTGAGTTTGTCATTATCTTGTAAATCGACATCAGCATTAAAGGTTGTTGCTCCTGTAACATCTAATGTTCCTGCAACAGTAGTATTACCAGTTGCACTTGCTACTGTAAATTTATCGGCGTTAATATCAAAGTCGCCATCAATGCCAGTAGCCCCACCAACATCTAGTGTACCAGCAATTGCTGTATTACCAGTTGTGTCTGCAACTGTGAACTTGTCGGTGTCCATAGTCAGGCCACCATTAATTACTGCTGCACCTGTGATGGTAAGATCGCCGCTCGCTGTAAGATCACCAGATACGTCTAAACTATCGCCGATAGTAGTCGCACCTGTAATATCTAATGTACTACTCAGAGTAGTAGCCCCACCAACATCTAGTGTACCAGCAATCGTAGTATTTGCATCAGAGTCAACTGTAAAGTTATTTGTGCCTACAAGCTTCGATCCGTTGTATCGAAGGGTAGAGTGATTCTCTCCAGAACCTTCAGGCCATACTACCCATGTTGTATTATACATCGCACTGTCAACAGCCTCAAATTGTCTATTAATTTTGAGACCAGCAGTTCTTAGAGTATCGCCAGTGTTATCATTGGCGATTGTACCTCTATTGAGAACGTTATCTGAATCTAATACATCTAATGTGCTTGCCATTTTTATTTCCTATAAAAACTCTTAATTTTATTTATATTAAACATATGGACCAATTGCCGAATCTAAACCAGAATCATTGTAGAATGGGAATGCGCTCGCATCCATAGTCTGAGTAGTACTGGAGAATCTGATGCCCGGAATAGGACTAATCGTATCGAATGTTCCGCTGTCTTCATCCAGAGTAATATCACCAGAGTCAGACATGTTGAATCTGATCTCGACCTTATCATCACTGTCACTGAATCTTCTAGAGTCAGGATTGAGAAGGTCTGCAATAGAGACATACTGACCATTGTAGAAGGTGTTGTTAAGAATAGCAGAATCTTCATCATCAGTCTGATAAATATCGAATCCACGACTAACAGCGAATCTTCTCTGAACATCACTATCAATAGCAGTAATCGAGGTAAGACTTGCCGTAACTGCTTCATCGTCCGAAGCGACAATAGTTGCAGAGGAAGCAGCAATATCAGAGTCTGTAATTACCTCAGTTAATGGAGTCGCAAACGCATTAACAACAGGTTCGAATGCTGTTTGAGTAAAGATAGCATATCCAGCAGGATGCAGAAATGTTTTATAATAATCAAACCACTCTGTTGATGGAATAGAACTTTTGATCAGAATAGAGAAAATCTGATAGAAATAAGAATCTTGAATAAATCTTAAAGATTCTGCACCGATTCTACTTTCGCCAACGATAAAGGTTTGATTTCGAGGCAATATTTTTTCAACATCCTGCTGAAAGAAATATCTAAAATATGAATCAATAGAAACATTTGTGCCTTTAATTTTATAAAGACTCGGTAACTGCTTATATGCAAATCTAGGAGACGGAAATTTATTCGCTCCAAAGTCTGGCGACTTCTCTTGAAAGAGTAATTCTAAGAATTCTTGAGAAGTAGATTCTGGATCTCTGGCATTAAAGATATTTTTCAAATCATGAGCAATACCACCTTCACCGTCAATATACTCATAGTATGCTTTGAGAAACTCGACTAACTTAGGATACTGCTCCTTAAAATGTTCAGGAACAATAGTATCAACCTGAGATTCTTTCAGGTCAACATTTAATCTATTCAAGTCAGTGAGAGTTTTAATATTAGACATTGTTAGTTAGTCACACCTACAACAGAAGATGCTAGGTTAGTATCCGAGGTAGCAATCGCTCTGTTTTTGCCGATAGAAATTAGTGTATTTCTTAAAGGTTTGAATGTGCTATCATCAGCAGCATTAGCAGTAATGGTCAAATATGTATTACCAGATACAATAGACTCTGGCAAGAATCCTACAAGATTGACCTTACCAGTAGTTGGTTCATAGTTACCGATATTTGAAACGATAACATTACCCTGTCTGTCTACTGCTTGTAATGTAGTAGAATGTTCTGGCGCATTTCTAATTGTACAAGAGATACCTTTTACGACGAATCTATCACTCGTAATACTTGCTGTTTCCATTAAAGGAGATTGAATAGCATTAATAAAGTTTACAGTATAATCTGTTCGAACAAAATTTCCTGTATCTGGATTCACTACTGGAGTAAATCTACCAGACATTTTAATTTCTATATTCGAACCCAGAACAGAAGGATCAGAAGCATCGACTTGAGTTTCAATTTTAGATTTTCTAATCGTATCGTTGAACTTGCCTGAATTAGAAGCAAAGTAAGTAGAGACCACACCTTCAATCTTAGTCTGCAAAGCATTCTTTGTCAAGTTAGTAAGGGATTCATTATATCTAAAGTTTGTAATCAAATCAAGATAAATGAATGTAGGTTCAACAAACTCTGCCTCTACACCGACAACAGAAAGAGGATCGGTCAGATTACTTGTAATTAATGTTTGCAGAGCAGCTTTTTGTAATGCACTTACATCGCTCTCATATACAATAGAGATAATTGTCTTACCATACTTTGCAGGAATATTATCTTCGCCACCCCAAGCATTAATAGACTTAATGCCCGGAACACCGTTAGCGATTACTCCTCTATAGTCTCCTGCTGCTACCAGTCTATTCTGTGCAAGGTATGAAAGGGGAGCATTTGTTCGAATAGACTCAGTGCTTTCTTTATCTGCGCCAAATGAGGACTTAGTACCTTTTCTGACAACAGTATTCAATGCTCTGTTACCAAATCCAGATACATTAATTGTAGAAACGGGAGTAAATCTATTTGCCCCGTTTGCTGCAAGACCATTTGTTCTCAAATAAGTAATACGAATAACTTCGCCGTTTACTGGATTTTTACCTGTAATACCCAAGACACCAAAGTTAAACTCCCAGTATCCATTATATGTTTCTAATGGAAGGTAGAGAGCAGTGTCTGCTGTAATACTTGTAATCGCATTACCACCAGAGGTAGCATTCGCACTGAAATATGTTGTAAAGTTGTCAGAGTTGATGTTATCATAAACCTGAACACCGACTGTAGATAAGTCTAAATTCTCATCAGGAACAACATATACTTGTCTATCGCCTGTAATTTCTGCAATAAATGTCTTAACAACCAGTTCGCCTTCATACACTCTAATGTAAGGTTCGCCCAAAGCATTTACAAAAGTATAAAGGTTTGGTTGTAATGGATTTGGATATGCAGTATACTCAAGTAAGGTTCTAAATGTATATTGTGTGCCATCAACAGTTGTGGTGAATTGTGTGCCAGCAGGCAGAGTAATACTAGCAGGTTTACCAGAACCAGAACCTAAATCAACAGTAACTGTCAGTTCAACATTAGAAGCAGTCTTGGATCTTGGAATATATCCAAAAGATAATGAGTGGTTGACGAGAGAGGTTCTAAGTTGTGCAGTGGGAAGGAATGATTCGTTTAAAGCAAAGTTTGCAAGCAGACCATTTAGATGAGTGTTGTATGCCAGCACATCAAGGACGTTTGACAGAGCAGAACCTTCAAAGTCATAATCTGCAAATTCAGACTTCTGTGCAAAGTATGTCTTTAAAGATGTTTTGATATCATCAAAGTTTAAATCTGATGAAGTGATTGTGGTCGCCATTCTTATCTAATCCTCGATATTGCAGTATCTAGAACTACAAGTTCTTCTGTGTTTACAATTCTGAATTCAACTCTCACACCAAGATAGTTTCTTGCAGAGTTATCTGTTAAATTCACAGAAACTAATTCTGCTCTTGGTTCGTATAGTGCAAGTGCATCTGTTATAGCATCTTCAATCAAAAATACATTTTCTTCATCAGTAAAGTTTTCAAATAATCTAGAGCGAAGGTCAGCACCAAAGTTGGGTTGAAAAGGTCTTTCGCCAAAGTTAGTCTGTAAAATCGTTTTGACAGATTGTTTGACAGCAGCAGCATCAGTCTTCTTAAAGACATCTCCAGTAGTTCTTGCAGCAAACGTCAAATCCAAATCACTATATTTACGATTCCTCGTAGTGACAATGGATGGAGTTTGTAGATTGCCATCTTCTATTGAAAGTGCTTTTGTTACTGCCATTTTACCATTTTCTTATTAGTATTCTATGTTTTATTTATATTGAAAATACCCAAGTCCATCTTTAATCATAGTTCTAAAGTTAATATCGGTTCGAACTTCTCTGGCAAAGTTTGCACTATAGTCACTTTTTACTCTCGGCATAATCACAATAATCTCTGCATGATATTCTTTATTCGGTTGCAATACATTATAACTTTGTCTGTTATCTAATCCATCGAAGACAGAAGGATCTAATGTATCAAAGTGTAAAATAAGACCCTGAAACAAATGATTGTCTTTCCAATAGTTCGCTAATTGAAATGTCGCATAGGGATCGTTTCTACCTTTACTATCTAAAACTTCGTAGACAACAGCACGTGCTTGTGTCTGTAGATCTCTAATCTGCCCAGAAACTAAACTCTCTCCACTCTCTTTTTTGACCAACCCTTCAGTAACAATCAAACTATTTGTTTTGAAGTTACTATGATTTCTGAACCCCTCAATTAATGGCACATGACAATAAAACTGCTGAGCGACTACTCTTTTATCTCCAGGAGACAAATGATTAATTGTTGCTTTAGTTCCAGGAGAAGAAACAAACATGGACAAAGGAATGCCTTTACCAAGTTTTGTTCCAGCATGTATTTGATCTGCTTTCATAGGATCATAGATTGGACTTGGTAAGATTTTTGAAATGCCAAGATTTTCTTTATATCTTCTAGCACTCTTAGAATTAATCAAAGAACTGTTAGAATACTTTACATGAGCATTTTTACCAAAATATGTTCTCAGTTTTTTAGCAATAGGTACGAAAAAATCGGCACCAATAAGGTTCTTTGCAAAGGCAATTCCAACAAAAGTATTATCAGTCCTATTATTAGGATCTCTCATGTATGCCCTAATCTGCTTTGGCGTGACTGTATTAAAATTGATCCTCATCGTTTAAACCTTTCCACTATAATAATTGGCCATATCATTAATACTAGTATTACCCAAGAAGGATGCCTGTTTATGTGGCGTTGATGCTTTCGAATAATCGCCATTCTTGAACGGTGTTTGCCAAGTCTTAACTGCATTAGGTCCAAACTGGAATGCCTGCATTACTGCTGCTTGTGTAGCAGCATTGTATTGCCCTATAACACCACCGAGTTTACTGTTCCAATTATAATGATTTGCCCATGCTGGATATGTTCTAATTTGAGTAGCAAGACTTGCGTTTTTATACTGCTCATAAGTGAGGCCGTTCAGAGTACCACCAGCTTCGGTAAATGTCGCCTCACCCATTTGAGTTGCACCATAGTAAGAACCATACGAGAGGTTACTTTTAAATGTAGATTCTGTTTGAACCATCGCAGCAAGGGCGGAAGGTTCTACACCCATTTGTTTAGCAGACTCTTTAATTGCTGCTTCGATCTCTGCGAGTTGTCCTGGATTTGCTGCTTCGATTGCTTGTTTTTGGGCGGCAGACAATTCACCGGGAGGTGCTTGCTGATTATCAAATTCGTTTCCAAATCCAGGAGGAATATTTCCTGATTGACCAGAGGAACCGCCTGTTTCACTACCACCATGAACACTATTACCAATGCTAGTATCATCAACATCAATTTGACGGATTGCTAATTGTACAGTTCTTGCCAGTCCTTCGGTCAAATTTGCAAGATTTGGTTGTGCTGTTCCTGCCGCAGTAACAGTAACAGGAGCCGCAAGGCTACCAAAGGTGCCTGAGATAGATTGTGCATCAACATGAATATCTTTTGCGAGATCAGTTGTTTTCGAGTGTCCTGAGATATTTCCATCTAGATCACCTTTAAATCCAGATGTTGCTTGTACTTTAGTCGCCCAAGTATAATGTGAATCTTGATGTTCTACTAAACTTAATCCAACAGTATAATCATTATTAAAAGTAATTCCTAAAACTCTAAATGGTTTTGCAGAAAATCCTAATGATGAATGTGTAATATTAACTATATCTCCAATGTTTAATTCATAACCTTTGAAAGCTACATTTAAAGATAATCCTAAAGCCTCTCTT